TCTATGACCGGGTAAAATTCTTCAAGAAATTTATCAACTTCTTTAAGACTTGATGGTTGACACTCTATGAGTTTCTGCATTAACAGTTCGGCGTAGAGTATCTTAGCCTCCTTGTCTACGTTGAAAAGTATCCAAGGAACCTCCATTGTATCTAAAGGACATTATAAAAATGTTATAAGATCGCGTATTGGTAAAGCTCTACAAATTGACCTGAATATAAATCCTGCATTTTTAATTTCAATTTTTTCAAGTAATCTGTCATCTTTTGTGTACTCGAGAACTTCTCGTATGAGACCAGCTATAGATAAAAGTCTATCGACCCGTAAAATATTTACATCTTTCAGATCTGCTGTAATAATCATAGATGTTGAAGCTTTTCTTATTTCCTCTACAATTGGCTTGAGAGAATCTAGACTTACTCCTTGGTCTGGATAGTCATTTACTTTTATGAAAACATATGCTGTCCCTTCAGTGTCCCATATATAATTCATAAAATCCATCTAGTACTATAGATAGATTTTATGAGGATGCATCAAACGGGATTTGAACCCGTGCGCTCGTGAGAGCAAACGATCTTAAGTCGTTCTCCTTAAACCAGGCTCGGACATTGATGCGTGTTCCCGGTGGGGCTCGAACCCACGACGTCAGGCTCATAAGACCTGCACTCTGACCAACTGAGTTACGGGAACGATTTCCTAATGTAGCTACGTCTTTTTTCTTTAATAAGAGTATATGCTTCATCTAGTTCGAATTTTAGGAGTTGCGTACGTAGCTCTCCTCAGCTTCATATTCTCATTTTTATTTTCACATTGGCTTGATAAAATTACACCTCCACTAGACACAAACAAAAGAAAAGTCGTTATATTCACGGAAGTTGCTCTTCAATTTGCACTTATAGGAGCTCTTATGTATTTGACAAGAGGTCTTATAAAGAAAATACCCTTTCCATTTGAAGGTGTTTCGGGCTACATTCATTCTCAACTTGGAGAACTCCGTTCTTTGCCCTTAATAGTCTTTATATTCATGTTCTTCCAAAAGAGGACCCAGGATAAGATGACTTACTTGATTTCAACGCAAAGTGTCATCCCCACACTCTCCCAGCAGGTTTCGAACCTGCGACATTCAGATTAACAGTCTGACGCTCTACCAACTGAGCTATAGGAGAAAACTCTGACTTATGTGATTCGAACACATGACCAGCGGAACTACAGTCCGATGCGCTACCACTGCGCCAAAGCCAGAAAAATCTAAATAGTAAAAATTTTCTTCACACCTATAATATTTGATCGACACGCGGGACAGTGACGTTTGTCCCTCGTGGGAGCCCAGCAACGATCACATACGACGTGACCACACGGATCGATGAAAAGGTCAACGAGACGATCCATACAAACAAAACAAGTAAATTTGGCGTACCTTTCAGAGTTCGTGTCCATCAAAACCTTCTTCATCGCGTCAATCTTGCCCTTCAATTCCCCACATTGTTGAGTCAGGGCGACGATACCCTGTTCGGACTCGTGATTGTCTATTATACTTACGAGCTTGGCCTTTAAGTCATCACTAGTGATCGTATCGATGATAAGTTTTGAAATTGTGATATTTTTATTTAGACTATCAAGTTCGGTCATTTTAGAATTCAGGTCTACGGTTTCTTTTTTCAATTTTAATTTAAAATTGCCTAGATCCTTTTCAAACTGTTTCCAAGAATTGTCAAGCTCGTAGGGGGTACTTATGACATTTGTAGAAACGTCCTGAAAAACTGGAGAAAAATTTCCAAGAGCCTCAAGTGATAATTCTAAAAGGGTTCTATTTGGGTCTAAATAAGCAAACGATGCCATACCTTTAATAAATAAAATATCCTTATTTATTAAATGTTGGGAGATTCTATTCTCATAATTATTGCAATAATTCTCAGTATCATGGGTATTGAGCCTATGCTCGAAGAATCTACAAGAAAAGACCCTGTAAAAGTTATTAAATCAGTATTACTTGTAATGTTTGGAATATTTTTAACCTTTTACTGGAACACTATCGTCCCCTAGACCACCACCTCTTGGGTTTCTTTATGAATTTTGAAAATGAATTAATCAGGCCAGAGTCTATGAAATTTCTGAGTTCATTTCTTAGACTCTCTGGAAAAGAAGAATCTAATGTGACCATCTCCAGGACGGCCGGAGTATCTTCACTTTCGACCAATTGAAAAACAGATTTAAAGGTCTTCTTTTTGAGTTCAGCGAGCGCCCGCCTGTTCAATATTTCAGTTGTTTTATTCAAAATAGTTGATATATCGGCTCCGGGCATAGATTTTGATATTAATTTTACAAGTTCAGGTCCATCCATTTTTATCTGGACAGATATTAAATGTCGGCAGTTGACACAGGTTTTCTGGTTATATTTGTTTTACTTTTTGGTGCACTGAGTGTAGCTGATTTTGTTCAATCAGACAAAACGCCTTATCAGCGATATTTTGGGATATTATATATGTTTATAGCTATTTCATTAATGATTCTAGGATGGAACTCGATGCGTTAATTTCCATGCGACGAGACCCGCCAGAATAGTCCATCCAGCGATGTGATCGAGTTTATTCATTGCTTCAATTTTTTCAGGAGGGAGATTGTTAAACTCTTCCTTGTACCCACGAGGTTTGAACGGCAGCCAAATGTACCTACCGAAAGGAATTATGGTTGGCTGCAGTTTATCGTGACAGTCGTATGACCAGTCATACCATGCGAGCGCAATATACGGGAACCATAAAAGAAACGAAAGGACCCATAGATTTTTATGAGGCAAAAACCAGTATCCAGAGGCTAGTATTGCCGTGAAAATTATACATTTTACATTAAAATGAAAGGGTCTTCCCGGGAAGAACCCACCTGCCATTACTATTACGGTCCCAAAAATATTGATGTATTTTTGGGGCCGAAGCCCGGTTTTTAATTTTAAATATTTAGTTGGAGAATGCGAGACCGCCCATACCAGACTGGATGCGCAGGATGTTGTAGTTGACTGCGAACATCTTCTGGCTTGCAACAGTGTACCCGGCCTTCATGCTGATTGCGACCTGAGCGTTGTCAATGCGAGAGAAATTGCAAGTGCCGGTTGGCTGGTGCTCCTCTGGCTGAAGAGCGAAGGAGTATACGTAGATGCCGGGGTAAGGAGTGCCGGTGTGGTACACGTATGGCTGATACTGGTTGAAGTACTTGCCGGTCTGCTCCTTGAAGCGATCCTGGCCGTTGAGAACCACCTTGAAGTTGTACAGAGGGCCGACCTCTACTGCTGCAACTGAACCGGTAGCAAGGCTGGTAACACCTTCCTCTACCCAGCCAACATTTGAAGTCAAGCCAGCGCTGGTAACTCCGACAAGAGCTAAAGCGTTCGAATAGATACGAGGGCAACCAATATCGTGGGGCAGAGCACCTGGAGCGAAAATTGGAGATGGAATGCAAGTTACATTCACATTAGAGCAAGGACCTGCGGTGAAATTCCACATAGAGTTAGTTGCAGATGTAGATGTGTTCTGGTAGCACCAAATGAGCTCCTTCACTGGGTGGTTGAATGACAGACGAACAGTCTGGGCAACTCCACCAGTTGCACCTGTTGCTGTTATGGAATCACCACCAGTGTGCTGAACCTGCTCGATCAGGTACTCGTGACCTTTCTGTGCGAAACGGCGACGCTCCTCGGTATCCAGGTACACGTAGTTGGCCCACACCTCGAAAACCTGGGACGCAGAGCCGAAATAGCTGTTGAAATTTGAGGTCAGGTCGAAATCCAGACGAACCTCGTGGTACTGGAGGGCAATCAGTGGTAGGTAAAGACCTGGGTTTCGGTTGAAGAAGAAGAGAAGAGGCAGGTACACACTGCTTACAGTCGTACCATCAGCTGATGGATTAGGGCTCGAAGCCATCTTGCCATAGTTAATCTTGTCTGACTCGCCCAGGAAAACCTCGGCATACAGACGGAACCAGGTCTGGTAATGCTTGTCGATGCGCTGGCCACCGATGGTAAGCTCGACTGCTGCAATAGCACGCTCAGCTAGCCAATTCATGTCGTAAGATGCAGAGAGGCCTGTAGATGTCAATAAGAGAGCTCCTGTAATAGGCTGAAGGCGAACGTACATGTTGCCGACCAGATCGCCGTTGCGAGCAATTGTGACCGACACACGTCCACCGTTGGATGGGCTACCGTTCACCGTCTGCTGGATGTTCTCCATAGCAAAGTTGGTGTGGCGCTTGTAAACTGCCTGAAAAAATGTCACCTTGGGCTGACCCGTAAGATACACATCCTGTGCGCCATAAGCAACGAGCTGCATAAGTCCACCGGCCATTTTGTACTATATCACAAGAAAAAAATTTAGTTCGCAAATGCGAGACCTCCCATACCTGATGCAATTCTCAGGATATTGTAATTTACGGCAAACATTCGCTGAACGAGTCCGGAGGGCATTCCCGTTTTGAGACTGACTGCAACCTGTGCCATATCGATTCGACTAAAATTGCAAGTTCCGCTGGGCTGGAGTTCTTCCGGTTTGAGGGCAAAAGAATATACATAAATTCCTGGATAGGGATGACCCGAATGATACTGGTACGGCTGATACTGGTTGTACCACTTTCCATACTGTTCGTATGCTCGGTCTGTACCGTTTAGAATAATTTTAAATTTGTGAAGAGGACCAACCTCCTGACCGTAGCTCACGTTTGAAGTTCCGTACTGTGGAAGACCTGCCTCTACCCAGAACACGTTCCCTGACAAAACGTTGGACTGGACTGAAATTGTGTTTCCTGTAGTTACGTTACTTGTTCCTGAAACATATAAACTTGAACTCAGTAGAGAAGGAACATACAGGAGAGGCGAACCTGTATTGTGGGGGTGCTGGAGTGTCATTGGAGTTATCTTCTGTAAATCAACAGTTATATTGACGTTTGCAACACTTGAAGAAAAATTCCACATGGAATTTGGATTTGAGGTTGGAGATGGGTTCTGATAGACCCAAATGAGCTCTTTTACTGGGTGATTATACTGTAGACGAATTATACTCGGATTGTTCTCATTTGATGACATGACTGGATCTGGATTTATGTATTGAACCTGCTCTATGAGATATTCGTGATTCTTCTTTGCAAATTTGTCACGCTCTTCTTTCTCGAGATACATGTAGTTTGCCCAGACTGCAGGAGGATTCGTTCCAAAGTAACTTGAATATGTAGATGTTAGAGTGAAATCAAGGCGGACCTCATGGTACTGGAGGGCAATCAATGGAATGTAAAGACCTGGGTTCCGGTTGAAGAAGAAAATCAGTGGAAGGTAGACATATCCAAGAGAACTTGGGTTACTCCCGTTGTTAGCTACTGGAAGAGACGTGAGTTTGCCGTAGTTAATCTTTTTCGATTCATTAAGGAAAACTTCAGAATAGAGACGGAACCATGTTTGGTAATGTTTGTCGATAGACTGGCCCCCGATAAAAAGTTCTACAGATGAAAATGCTCTTTCTGCCACCCAGCACATATCAGCCCCATCATTGTTGGTAGTGAGTTGACCGGAAGATGGTTGGAGAACTACCCACATATCACCAATAAGATCTCCAGACCGAGCCAAGGTCACCGATACGAGACCTCCCGGAATCGCCTGTCCAGCGAGGGTCTGGGGGACAGCCTCGATTGCGAAATTTGTATGACGTTTATAAACAGACTGAAAAAAGGTTACGGTTGGCTGACCTGTAAGGTACACATCCTGAGCTCCGTAAGCGACGAGTTGAAGCAGAGCTCCTCCAGGCATTTTAGTATTAGTTGCGATTTTAATTGAGACCTATTTTCTACATCATTAGTACAAATGTCTCAACGCCGTTCACTTCCACCCAAACCCCCAGCACCTCCACCCCCTTCAGAGGAAGAAGAGGAGGACGAGGAAGAAATGGAAGAGTACCCAGATATGTTCGAGGCTCTCGGGAGCTTCCTAGCCACGGAGGATGGCGACACAATTGCATCTATTCAGCTTCGTCAAGCTGAGGCGGCCGAAAAAATTTCCCTCCAGCTCGAGATGCAGAATAAAATTTTGGTCAAAATTTTGACCGAACTCAAAACATCGAAGAGTGTGATCCCAGAGGTCAATGAGTCTTAAAAAAGTCGCGCGTTAATTTATTAATGGCAACTCGCAAGGTTCATACAATTCAAAAAGTCGTAACACCTGAACACGAAGAAGAGATTCGTATAGCAAATCAAAATACTGAAATCAGCACATGGACTATCGACGAGCTAGAAAATTGTATTTCAAAGGCAGAAAAGGAGGCGGGTTTTGATATTAGGGCAAACCCTCTAGCATCTGAAAAGATGTGGGCATTTGTTCTCTTTCCAGAAAACCAGGAGAGAGACAAGGAGCAGTATCCAGTGAATTATGAACAAGAAATTATTAAAATTAGGAAGGATCGATTTATTAACAGTTGTCGAACACTTTTGACGAGGATCGATTCTCTCGGCGCAAACAAGAACCCGAGCAAGGACATAAACGGGGAAGAATTTTATCTAGAATTTAGAGTTCGACGTTTGATCGTTGATCGCAAGGAAATGTTTGAACAGTACAGAATTTGGGAGCGCAGACACAATCGAATCAATAATCCCAGACTCGCAATCGACAACAACGATGCAAGTCTCAAGGACGACGAAAACATGTCCCCGTACCAAAAGGTTCTTTTGTTTTTATTGTCCCGTGCGTACGACGAGGGATACAGGCGATACAAGGGCCAGTGTTGTGTCCAGATTCGAAACACTCGAGCTTGGAGAATCGTCAAAGAGATCAAAGATTTTGTGTACGACGTGACTCAAAAAGAGGACGAGCCCGAGATGTGGAAAAATCTCACGAGCCGAGGAAGTCTCGTGTCGGACGTGATAAAACATCTCACAAATTGCAAGGATTTCCAGTTTCCAGAAATCAAGAAGGATCGTCACGTATGGTCGTTTCAGAACGGGCTCTTGGTCGGAAAAGATTGGGACGGTGAAAAGAATAACATTAAGTTTTACAACTATACGACCCAAGAGTTTCGAGAGCTCGATCCAACGATCGTAAGTTGCAAGTATTTTGATTTGCCGTTCGATCCGTATGATGACACGGATGACTGGTGGGACATTCCAACTCCAAATATGCAAAAGGTTTTGGACTATCAAAAACTCGAGGCCGATGTGTGCAAGTGGGTCTACGTGTTTATGGGCCGTCTTTGTTTCGACGTGAACGAGATTGATGGGTGGCAAATTATTCCGTTCATCAAGGGTATCGCTCAATCCGGAAAGTCTACGCTCATCACCAAGGTCTGTCGCAAGTTTTACGAGACCGAGGACGTTTCGGTCCTTTCGAACAACATCGAAAAGAAGTTTGGCCTTTCGAGCATTTATAACGGCTTCATGTTTATTAGCCCCGAAGTCAAGGGTGATCTTCAGCTCGAGCAAGCCGAGTTTCAGTCTCTCGTTTCGGGTGAAGATGTCAGCATCGCTCGAAAGTTTGATACGGCAAAGACTCTTCAGTGGAAGACCCCTGGAATTTTGGGCGGAAACGAAGTTCCAAACTGGAAGGACAACTCTGGATCTATCCTTCGCCGACTCGTGACTATCAATTTCGGAAGGCAAATTGCGAGCGCAGATTCGGACCCCCATCTTGAGCGCAAGCTCGAGGCTGAGATTCCGGCAATTCTTTGCAAGTGTCTCAGGGCCTATCTCGACTACGCGAACAAATACAGTGACAAGGATATCTGGAACGTTCTTCCAAAGTATTTCAGGACAATCCAGAGTCAAGTGGCCCAAGTTACTAATTCCTTGCAACATTTCCTCGCATCGGAAAAGGTTCGATTCGGTCCAGATCTTTTCGTCCCTCAGAAGATTTTCGTCACTGCGTACCAACAACACTCCAGTCAGAATGCACTCGGCGAAAAGCCAAAGTTCAATCAGGATATTTACGCGGGTCCTTTCAGTTCCCGAGAAATCGAGGTCAGGAACGACTCGCGTATTTACAACGGAGTCACCTACGCTACCCAACCTTTCATCTTCGGTATCGATCTTGTGTCTACTGAAAATTAAAATATAGTAAAATAGGAGAAATGAACAAGGCCACGGCCGCGAGAAGGATACAGAACATCTTTCGCGCGAAACGTGTTTTTACCAACACCCTGGGTATGCAAGGGGGCGTGCGGTTTTCCAAGCCTATAATCAACGCGTTCGTTGCGACTATAGATGGATATCTTGATGTTGATTTTACCAAACCGCCCGTAGGATTCAAGGAAGTCGAGGGATTTATGAAGGGCTCAAAATCAGCGTCAGTTCGCTACGTCAACGGAAAACTGTACGGAAACTCTAGCATTTCGCCGAGCAAAGTGCGGGCAAAGAGAAAAGGAATTACCCTTGAGTCAAAAAATAAAAAGGCGATTGTCATAGCGGGTTCAGATATTACAGAGATAAAGGATGTTTTATCCTTGGCCTATAAAAATAAATGGATTATTGCTGAAGAACGAGATCAAGAACCAGAATTTCGGATCCTTAATGGAAGATTCAACGTGAATCGTAAAATT